AAAGGCAGAGAAAGCAACTAAAGGAAGCTACATCGTAGGGCATACATCTGTTAACCAGCACGGCAATTTAACAGGAGTTTTTGTTTGCCAAAAATGGAAAGGAGAACCCGGTGGCGTGATTGCGGAATGTCATGTTAACTGCCTGATTGAATCAGATGATCAGGCTTATGCAAACGCTGAATTCATAGCAGAGGCTAACCCGGCTACCGTGCTGGAACTGCTGGATGAACGGGAAAGAAACCAGCAATACATCAAACGCCGCGACCAGGAGAACGAGGAGATTGCGCTTACGGTTGGGAAGCTGAGAGTTGAGCTGGGAGCAGCAGAGAACAACCTTATTGATAGTGAATGCCATGTTGCTGAACTGGAAGAAGCGCTACGCGATAAGCAGGCGTTACTTGAAGCATCAGAGAAGCGCATAGCAGAACTGGAAGCCGAACTCGTAAGCCAAACTTACAAGTTGCCACACACGCAGTTTGAACAGATTGCTAACCTCTACGAAATGCAATTTGATGACGGTCGCACTTGTGCCTTTCACACTGATGCGCAAAAGGCTGAGCAATGGCTTCAGGCGTGCGACGGAAACAGGGTTCAGGAATACGTTAAGCTGGAACGGTTGCAGAATGCGCTGTCTGGCAACTCTCCGGTAACTCCGGATGGTTGGATAAGTTGTAGTGAGCGAATGCCGGATACCAAAACAGCCGTTCTTGTTGCCGTGGAGTTTGACAGGAAAGGTGACTGGCGAATGAAGTGGGCGACTTACATCCCGGGGCATCCTGACGCTAATGATGGGTGGATAATTCCTGGTGCGTCGTGGAAACCGTCACACTGGATGCCGCTACCAGAACCGCCGCAGGAGGTGAACTGATGGAAAATGAAGGCGATAATATCATCACACTGGTGCAGCCAAAGCGCGATGAAGAGAAGCTGCTGAACATTACAGTAACTGGCAGAAAAAACTACACACAACAGAGCTGTAAGCATCGGGCCATTGAGGTTCATGAACAGGATCACGTTATCCTGTGCTTGCAGTGCGGATGTGTTGTGGACCCTTTTCAGTATGTTCTGCGGTGTGCGAACGATGGTGAGGCTGTGGTGAGAGAGATTAGACAGCTTCATAACAGACACGATCAGCTCCGAGAATCTGTTGCCAGCCTCGAGCGTGAAGAAAAGAACACCAAAGCACGGTTGCGGGCAGCAAGAACTGCAATACTGTATGCGGAAAATGACCTTAAAAATATTGAGCAGAAGGTGAATCAATGACCTGGCCTGAAGCATTCGCAAATGTAGGAACAGTAATGGCGGTGGTGCTGGTTGTGTATTCGATTTGTCGCTGGAGATAAAAACGGTTTGCGGGAAAAGGAGAGTTAAGTAGAATTGCTGCGGGTGCTTGAGGCTATCTGCCTTGGGCATGAACACCAAAGGCAGATAGAGAAAAACCCACCCGACTATAAATCAAAGTGTATTACCCCCATTTGTTGGACGATGAAATGGGTTTAGTTAACTATGTCGGTATCGACATGACTAAAACAACCTTAAATTGCTCGATTAATAGACAAGTAGTTTTGAAAGATTAAATTTATGCGATCCGGTATTTTCAAGGGATAGCCTTTATGAGGTTATCTTATGGGGTTAAAACATCAAGAACAGTTGTGTTATAATACATAGAAACTAATAAGAGACGTTGCAACTATATGAATGTAATAGATTTGTTTTCTGGCGTTGGAGGTCTAAGTCTTGGTGCTGCACGTGCTGGATTTGATGTTAAAATGGCAGTTGAAATTGATCAACATGCTATTAATACTCACGCAATTAATTTTCCAAGAAGTTTGCACGTCCAAGAAGATGTTTCTTTACTAAATGCAGAAATAATTAAGGGTTTTTTTAAAAACGATATGCCCATAGATGGTATTATTGGCGGTCCTCCGTGCCAAGGATTTAGTTCAATAGGCAAGGGGAATCCTGATGATAGCAGGAATCAGCTTTACATGCATTTCTACCGTTTAGTATCAGAATTACAGCCATTATTCTTTTTGGCAGAAAATGTTCCAGGTATTATGCAAGAGAAATATTCTGGCATTAGAAATAAAGCATTTAATTTGGTTAGCGGTGATTATGATATTCTTGATCCCATCAAGGTAAAAGCATCTGATTATGGTGCTCCAACTATTCGAACTAGATATTTTTTTATCGGTGTAAAAAAATCATTGAAGCTTGATATTTCAGATGAAGTATTTATGCCTAAAATGATTGATCCGGTTACTGTAAAAGATGCTTTGTATGGATTACCAGATATTATCGATGCCAATTGGCAATCAGACTCTGAGAGTTGGCGAACAATTAAAAAAGATCGAAAAGGGGGATTTTATGAAAAATTATGGGGGCAGATCCCTCGGAATGTTGGTGATACAGAATCGATCGCTAAGTTAAAAAATAATATCATATCTGGATGTACCGGAACATTACATAGCAAAATCGTCCAAGAGCGTTATGCTTCCTTATCTTTTGGGGAAACTGATAAAATTTCAAGATCTACAAGATTAGATCCAAATGGTTTTTGCCCGACTTTAAGGGCGGGAACCGCTAGAGATAAAGGAAGCTTTCAAGCCGTCAGGCCGATCCACCCTTATCATCCAAGAGTGATTACACCAAGAGAAGCTGCTAGATTACAAGGCTTCCCTGATTGGTTTCGCTTTCATGTAACTAAATGGCATAGTTTCAGACAAATAGGAAATAGCGTGTCACCAATAGTTGCTGAATATATATTAAAGGGGCTGTACAATTTATTAAATAAAAGAGTACAGCCCGAATATTTAAACCATAATTCTTTGGAAGTTAGGGTATAACCTATAGTATTTATAATAGTTATCCCGTTCATTTTCGTTTAAAGAGAACTCTTCAGCGGCTGCCTGATATGCTTCTTTATCAGGCAGTTTACTATCTAAATTTATCTTTTCTTTAATTGTTAGTGTTGGTATTGCTATTTCTTGCACGTCTTCCCAATTTGTTGAATAAAATTGCCAGTTAGAAAGGTCGCATGCCTTAGATAACTCTATATATTCTTGTTCTGAGGAGAAAAAACCTGATATTGTCAACATGGTATGACTGCCATCATTATATTGATTTAAGGATAATGGGTAATACTGAATCTTATCCTTACGTCCTGAAAGACCACGTTCTATTGCTGATCTAAAAGCGTTTGTAATAATTCGTATTAAAAGAGCTTTAATCTTACGATCTGAAAGATCTGCATTTGATATCTGAAGATTAAAATCAAGATACTTTTTCCCAAGCAATGATTTTAATGAATTAATAAAAGCTTCTTTAAAAATATCTAAACTTTCTCCAACTCTACGTTGGTAATAAGAACTAGGATTTATGGGGAAGGTGACCTTCAAAATATCAAAAGAGCTTACTTTAGTACTTAGTAAGTGTATATCATCTAGATCCGTTTGTATTTTTTTCGGGGAGGCATAGTCTAACCATGTTATTGATGGTTTAGAAAAACTATAATCAAGAATAAAGTCATGAGCTGATATTAGCTTACAATCAATACAATTATAAGGCAAATTATATTTTTGTCTGATGTGAGTAGACTCTTGTTCTTCGAGAGAAATCATATCAGAAAGAGCGATACGATTATGCATGATTCTAAAATCTTCAAGCATCGGACCACCAAAACCTATATATGTATATTCTTGAATATTTAGTCTTTTGCTTAAGAGGTTTAGGCTTTCGAGAAAAATCTCTCTATCAATAGACTTATTATGCCTTAAGTGATAGGGAATGTATTGTCCAGACATCACTTCACCTCTTCAATCACCGTATCAAAGCATTGCATCCCCACATCAGAAGCGCTAGCATCTTCATGTCCAAAGAAATATTTAGATAAAATTTTAACATCTTCTTTCTCTCTGGTGAAGATTATTCGTACAGTAGAGCTTTTTTTTACTGGGGTAGGCAGCTTAGGTGTATATCGCCACTCATTTTTGTTTCTATTAGGGTTGGACCAGTTATTTTTTTTATCTTCTGGAGTTGATTGTGGGGTAATTTCAAATAAAGATTGAGCTTCATGTGACTGAGCTGACTTAAGTAATTTTTTCCCTTCTTCAAGATGCTCACCTTTCCACTGATTGGTGAATCGAATAAAATGCATCATCCCTTCAATCATTTTATTTCGTACATCATTGTACAATGTAGAACTAAGATCGACACCTCGTTTCGTTGTTGTTATTGGTAATTTTTCTGGGTTTTTACTGGTAAAGCGAACAACCCCAGAAATTGCTATAAATTGGGTATGAAACCTTGGTACATTAGCAAAGCCCCAACCTGTGAGATGTGTCTTATCACAATATAGAACAACGCGGTCATTGCAAATGACAGTCCATCCAGCATCATCAGAACTCCTTTTTTCTAAAACATCATCATTGTCATCTTCTAAATTTTTATAGAAGCCAACAACTAAATCGATATCAACATCGTCTATTTTAGCTTTATATATGTATGGTTCTATTTTAGAATGATCAGTTATGATGTTAATCGGATTATGTTCAACAACAACTCCATTTAATTCTATTTTAAATCCTTTTTGAATAATAAATGACAATGAGTGTTTTATCTGTAAAAAGAGATCAGTAAGATATGTGCTCTCATTAAATTTTTGTGCCACATTAGAATGGAGTTTTTTTATCTCTATAGTTGTGCCTGTTGGATTTTTGTTATCATAGTCACTCTCGTGCATCGGTATTTTCCAACCATCACCATCGATCCAATCAGGTGTTATATCTACAGTGAATGCGCCATCGGGATTATTCGATTGTATTGAGCAATCTCTACCCATTTTAAAAATGGCTCTTTTCATACCAATACCATAGACGCCAACGGTGCCTTCATTTTCTTCTTCTTTTTGATGGGGTCGTCCCATTTTAAAAGCATATTCTCGGAAGCTTTTAGGGATACCTCCGCAATTGTCTTCTATAATAAAGACATCTTTATTAATCGTAAGTTTCGCATAAAATCCTTCATATGGTTTTGAAGTTTTTTTTGTGTCTTTTATTGTACGTAAAGCCCCATCGACGCAGTTATCAAGCAGATCAAGTATGGCATCGTTTAAGTCGATATCTCGAGTTAGCATACTTACAAAAAATCTTTTACTAGGACTAAAGTCTGCTGTTGGAGTCGTGTTCTCAGTCATAATTTACTCTCTATGTGTTTGGGAAAATAAATACCTTAAGTGCAAATTGTTGATTTTAAACGCTTCGCATGCGAAGTCAACGATGTTAAGAAAGAAAGTGCATGTGATCTAACAGTATGTTTTTAAAAAAAGATTAGCTTTATGAGAATTCAGGACTGAATCCCGTGAGAGGAAAATAACATATGTTATTGTTGCATTGCTGTGTTGTTTGGGATTTGTTGCACCATTCTGGCGTTGGTATATCTAGTTCGTTGTTCATTTTGTTAATTGTACAACAGGCAGACAACAGAGAGCTTTTAGCCTAGTTAGCTTACGAAATTAAACAACTAAGATTATCGGCGGGGAGTGGTCACCGCTACTCTTTGGCTAGGAGACTTCAACGCAACCGCACACAACCAGCTTCGGCGGGTTTTGTTTTTTCCTGGCATTCTGGTTTACAATTTGCGTGCTAGCTTGAACAACTGGCATCTGCTGCACTGCGCCATCGAGAGATTGAGAAATGGCGCATATACAACTGGTCAAACAAACTTCTTCTGGTTTACTTCTCCCGGCGACGCCGGAGAGTTGCGATTTTCTGCATCAAATCAAAATAGGTGAGTGGATACACGCAGATTTTAAGCGTGTGCGTAACTACGCATTCCACAAGCGTTTTTTCAAACTCCTGCAACTGGGATTCGATTACTGGACTCCGGTCGGTGGGGCGATCACGCCTCGCGAACGAGAACTGCTGTCTGGTTTCGTTGATTACCTGTGCGAATCAGTTGGTCGGGAACACACGCCAGCCCTGAGTGATGCCGCAGAGCAATACCTTAACACCGTTGCGACTCGTAGAACCCGGGATACGGCGTTGCTAAAGTCGTTTGAGGCTTTCCGCGAGTGGGTAACCATTCAGGCCGGATTTTACACCGAGCATATTTATCCGGACGGTAGCCGTGGGCGTCGGGCAAAATCCATCGCTTTTGCGAATATGGACGAAGTCGAGTTTCAGCAGGTTTATAAATCTGTACTGAATGTGCTGTGGAACTGGATTCTGTTCCGTAAATTCTCCTCTCAGGAGGAAGTTGAAAATGTGGCCGCACAACTACTGGAGTTTGCGTAATGGTGAATTTACGTAAAGCGGCTAAAGGCCAGATATGCCAGATCAGAATCCCTGGCTACTGCAATCACAATCCCGAAACCTCTGTGCTGGCGCATTACAGGCTGGCGGGAACGTGCGGAACAGCGATAAAGCCACACGATATGCAGGCAGCGATTGCCTGTAACTCATGCCACGATTTAATCGACGGGAGAGTAAAAACCAGCGATTACACCAAAGAAGAATTGCGCCTGATGCATGCAGAAGGTGTTTTTCGCACACAAGAGATCTGGAGAAAGGACGGTTATTTATGATTTACCCAACGAACACAGGAAAAAGCGGAGAGCACCTTCGTCTCACCACGCTGGAAAGTGTCTGGATTCAGGGGAAACTACGTATGTGGGGGCGCTGGTCGTATATTGGCGGCGGTAAGACGGGAAATATGTTCAACCAGTTGCTGACCTCTAAAAAGCTGACAAAAACGGCAATTAACGAGGCGCTCCGGAGGATGAAAAAAGCAGGTCTGGACAAACCTGAACTTGAGGCTTTTTTGCGGGATATGATCAACGGCAAGCAAAAAAGCTGGCTGGTGCATTGTACCGATTCAGAGGCGTTAATAATCGACAGGGTTATTGGTGAAGTACTGGCAGGTTATCCCGGGCTGCTCAATGTTCTGAGTCAGCGTTATGTGGGGCGGGGGATGACTAAGCGCAAAATGGCTGAATTGCTGAATGATGCACATCCGGAATGGAGTTTAAGAACCTGTGAAAGACGCATTGAGCATTGGCTAAAGGTGGCAGAATTTATTTTGTACAAACCAATGGTTATGGCTTTTGGTATAGAGAAAAAAGTTATTGCTTTTTGACGTAAAAACTGCTTCAATTCCGGTAAGCTTCGCAAAGCTGTACCGCGAGGCGAATAGCAGACATGGACATTTGAAAGAGCCCGCTTTTTGCGGGTTTTTTTATGACTGAAAAACGGCACGGGGCGTTAAACGCGCTGGTGGTTGCTAATACCGGTCTTTCAACTTGCTGGCTTTTTCGACAAGAGTTATTGGTATGTCACGTTAACCGGAAAAGGGAAAAAGACATGCTGAAACAGCAGGATATGACAGAAACCGCCAGAGTGGTGTTTAATGAATTAAGCGTTACCGAACCGGCGACAGTCGGGGAGATTGCGCAGAATACTTACCTTTCACGCGAACGCTGCCAGTTAATACTGACCCAGCTGGTTATGGCGGGTCTGGCAGACTATCAGTTTGGTTGTTACAGACGCCTTCAGTCCTGAAGGCTTTTTTATTTGTGGTAAATGGGCGGCTGGTGGGTGTAAGGGGCACCCACCAGCCATCTGCTCATGCGTTGGGTTCACAAGCAAACCTCAGGCCCACTGCTTTGCGCAAAAGCAGAATGAGCCTATCAGAGACAGGCTTAATGATCCATGCTTAATACTGTAAAAATATCCAGTTGTGAGTTAATCAACGCCGACTGCCTGGAATTTATGCGGTCGTTACCCGAAAATTCTGTTGACCTGATAGTCACGGACCCGCCGTACTTCAAAGTGAAACCCGAGGGCTGGGATAACCAGTGGGCGGGTGATGAAGATTACCTGAAGTGGCTGGACCAGTGTCTTGCGCAGTTCTGGCGGGTGCTGAAACCTGCCGGAAGTCTTTACCTGTTCTGTGGCCATCGTCTGGCATCTGACACCGAAATCATGATGCGTGAGCGGTTTAACGTGCTGAACCATATCATCTGGGCAAAGCCGTCCGGACGCTGGAACGGGTGCAACAAGGAAAGCCTGCGGGCGTATTTCCCCGCCACAGAGCGCATTCTGTTCGCAGAGCATTATCAGGGGCCGTATCGTCCGAAAGATGCCGGGTATGAGGCGAAGGGTAGGACACTGAAACAGCATGTGATGGCCCCGCTGATTGCTTACTTTCGTGATGCGCGCGCTGTCCTGGGGATAACGGCAAAACAGATTGCAGATGCCACAGGAAAGAAAAACATGGTGTCGCACTGGTTCAGTGCCGGTCAGTGGCAGCTGCCGAACGAAAGCGATTATCTGAAATTACAGGCACTGTTTGCCCGGGTGGCAGAAGAGAAGCATCAGCGGGGTGAACTGGAAAAGCCCCACCACCAGCTGGTGGATACGTATGCCTCTCTGAACCGACAGTATGCGGAGCTGCAGAGTGAATATAAGCATCTGCGGCGGTATTTCGGTGTGACGGTGCAGGTGCCGTACACCGATGTGTGGACGTATAAACCGGTGCAGTACTATCCAGGGAAACATCCGTGCGAAAAACCGGCAGAAATGTTGCAGCAGATAATCAGCGCAAGCAGTCGTCCGGGAGACCTGGTTGCAGATTTCTTCATGGGGTCGGGGTCGACAGTGAAAGCAGCGATGGCGCTGGGACGTCGTGCAACTGGCGTTGAACTGGAGACTGAACGTTTTGAGCAGACGGTGCGGGAAGTACAGGATTTAATCATTCGTAACGGATGAGATTGCGGAGTTAATCATGCGTCGTTATTATTCAGCAATCGGCCCTTTAGCTCAGCGGTGAGAGCGAGCGACTCATAATCGCCAGGTCGCTGGTTCAAATCCAGCAAGGGCCACCAACCGCCACTAGCTCATCAGGAAAGAACGTCACCCTGTGCGAGATTCGGAGTCCCCGGTGGCGGTCCATTATCGGTATTCTGCGTTGTTAGCTCAGCCGGACAGAGCAATTGCCTTCTAAGCAATCGGTCACTGGTTCGAATCCAGTACAACGCACCACACCACACTTATCTGCCCTGACTCTCTTTTGCGGGCTTTTTATTACAGGAAAGACACCGGACAGTGAAATGTTAAATGCCTCACAATTCAGGCAGTTGACTGTTGCCTGACATGCTGAGCGTTTGTTAAAAAAATCCTGCATGATGAATCCCCCTGAGCGGCGGGGCATAATGACAGATGTTTGGTTGCGTATTGTATAGGCAAGTTGCGGATTCTGTCTGGTCATTGCAGAATTCACCGGGAGGCACCCGGCATCATGCTGTATACAGAGATTAGGCATATATCCAGGCTTCTCATCGCAGGAGCCTTTTTACATGCAAAAAAAAGCCCGAGTGGGTTCGGGCAACAGCATGAGATACTTGCATTGTCATTTTTATCGTGTGGATTTTAACCAGGGTTTATAAGGCTGCGCAACTGCGCGGCCTTTTTCGTTTTGCGGGCTGCGGTTCTCCTCTTTTGATTCTCCTTGTGGCCGGACCGTGGCCCGCAACTGTTGAGGAAAATCCCGGAAAGGGGAGGAATAATGACATTTAAACATTATGATGTTGTCAGGGCGGCGTCGCCGTCAGACCTTGCGGAAAAGCTGACACACAAACTGAAAGAGGGCTGGCAGCCGTTTGGTAGTCCGGTGGCCATAACCCCTTATACCCTGATGCAGGCGATTGCCGCGGAGGGGGATGTGACCACGCCAGTGGTTGTGCCCGGCACGGGGGATGGTGGCTATCCGGGAGTGGTCACCACGGAGCCAGATTATTACTACGTTATTCCACTGGCCGGGCAGTCGAACGGCATGGCTTACGGTGAGGGGCTTCCTCTGCCGCAGACATATGACCGTCCTGACCCGCGTATAAAGCAACTGGCTCGTCGCAGCACAGTGACGCCGGATGGCGCTCCCTGTAAATATAACGACATTATTCCGGCAGACCACTGTCTGCATGATGTACAGGACATGAGCCGTCTTAACCATCCGAAAGCTGACCTGTCGAAAGGTCAGTACGGAACCGTGGGGCAGGGGCTGCATATTGCCAAAAAGCTGCTGCCGTTTATACCGGCGAATGCGGGTATTCTTCTGGTTCCGTGCTGCCGTGGTGGTTCAGCTTTCACCACCGGGGCAGATGGAACATACAGTGACGTGACCGGTGCCTCAGAGAGTTCTACCCGCTGGGGTGTGGGCAGGCCGCTGTATAAGGATCTCATCGGTCGTACAAAAGCCGCGCTGGCAAAGAACCCGAAAAATGTGCTGCTTGCCGTGGTGTGGATGCAGGGGGAATTTGACTTTGACGGAACGCCAGCAAATCACACAGCCCGTTTTACAGAAGTAGTGGAACAATATCGTACGGACCTTGCAGATATGGTGGGACAGTGCGCTGGTGGTTCTGCTGACGGTGTTCCCTGGATATGTGGAGACACAACTTATTTCTGGAAGCAGAAGAGCGAATCCACTTACCAGACGGTGTACGGCAGTTACAAAAACAAAACGGAAAAGAATATTCACTTTGTGCCGTTCATGACCGATGAGAACGGAGCAAATGTCCCGACGAACAAACCGGAAGAAGACCCGGATATTCCGGCATCAGGATATTACGGTGCGGCCTCGA